CCTCGTTGGCCGTCAGCCATTCGTTCAGCCCGGTCACCAGGTTGTTGATCACGGGCAGCAACGCCTCGCCCGCGGCTATTTTGAGTTCGGTGATATTAACCTCAAGGTCCCGCATCTGGTTGGCGAAGCTTTTGGCGGTCCGGATGGCGTCCCCTACGGCAAAAGTCGAGCCCTCGACAATGAGCTGGTAGGCGGCCTGGGCCTTGTCCGCCGCGGTGATGGCGTCCTTGGTTTCGGCCAGGCCCATGGCCAGGGCCTTTTCCTCGACCGTGGCGGCGTTGACCACCACCCCGTACTTTTTCATGGTCTCGTAGTTGCCGACCAGGGCGGACTGGATATCATCCATGACCTGGGCGGTGGGCAGATTGTTGAAGCTGCCCAGATCGGCGGAGAGCTTGACCACCTCAAACGACATGGCCGCCGCCGCCTCGCTGTTCATGCCCATGGGCACCAGCAGGTCCTGCATGGCGGCCAGGTACTTTTTGGCGTCCAGACTGGACATGTGATAGGATTTGCGGAGTTCACCGGCCCACTGCTCTGCCTGGGCCGATAGCTCGCCGAAAACCGTGTTGAACTTGGACTGCGCCTCTTCCATGTCCGAGGCAAGCTGCACCGATTCGCGCAGGGCGCCGGTGAGCAGGTAGATCCCGCCGAGCCCCGCCGCCCCGCCGATGGCTGCGCCGGCCATGGCGACACCCTTGAGCGCGGTCACCGCCTTGCCGGCAATACCGTCGATCTCGCCCAGGGAGCGGCCCATGCGCTTACCGCCGTCCTCGCCCTTCTTGCCGGCGTCCGCCACCGTATCGCCGAGCTGACGGATCTTGACCGATCCCTTGTCGTCAACTTCGATGACTATGTTGAGGGTGGAAGCGTTCACTGGTTACGGTTCACGGTTTAAGGTTTACGGTTCAAGGTTCTCCGGCCCATGGCCGGCACGAGCCGCACTTGATGAACTTGACGAACTTGATAAGCTTTCATCTTTTCGTTCCCATCATCGGACACCCCGTCGCCGGCTCCATGGCCGTCCGGATCCGGCCCAGGTCCTGCCACTCCTCCAGGGTCAGATCATCGGCCTCGAAGGGGTAGCCGGCCTGCTGCAGGCCGTACAGGTTGAGCATCTTCAGGGTGTAGGGGTGCAGGTCGCCGGCGGTCTGTTTCGGGCAGTTCTTGCAGGCCCATGCCAGGTTGTCGCCGTTTTCCTCCCTGCACCGCTCCTCCTCTTCGTCGTTGCAGAGACCTTTCCGCAGGGCGGCCAGGTCTCCGATCAGTTTCCCTCGCCGTCCTCCGGATCCACGATCTCGGCGGATGCGTCAAAAACGTGGGCAGCCAGGAGCATGATCAGGTCGCTGGCCCCTGCCTCAACCTCCGTCTTCCACTCCTCCAGGTAATGGGGCGAGTTCTTGTCGGACGAATAGGGCTGCGCGGCGCCCAGGACATCACGGACAAAGTCCCCTTCCCTGAACCCGGTGAGAATCTTCAGCCCGGAGACCAGCCGCGCCTCGGCCTGGTTGAAGGTGACCTTCTTCCCCTTGCGCTGCAGGGCCAGGTTCTGGTACTCCTGCCGCTCCTTGGTGGTCGGTGTCCGATAAAACAGGACAATGTCCGAGTCCGAAACATTGTCGTGGATCTTCAGCTCATTATTGCCAGTTGTTGATGTATTGCGGGCCATTGTGCTTTTCCTCATTCATCTTGGATTGATATTTTGCGGGGACATCCCCCTCACCCCAGCCCTCTCCCGCGAGGGGAGAGGGGGTCCTCCGTCCACTGTCTTCTGTCTTCTGGCTCCTGTTACGCCGCGTACGCGCTCACCATGTTCTTCACCCGGGCGATGACGCTGCCGTAGGTAGCGTCCTCCAGCACCTGCAGATCCCCGGCCTCGGCCACCCGGCCGTTGTTGCTGGAGATCGGCGAGTTGAGGATCCCCATCAGCGGGAAGATCATCTCCAGGGTATACTTATGGCCGGTGTCGAACTCCGCGCCCTCGCAGAGCACGTGCAGGCCGAACGTCTCATTCTGGGTGATATAGTTCTGCAGGAGGAAGTCCCGCAGCTCCCGGGTCAGCTTGATGGTCTGGTTGCGGTTGCCGCGCAGCCCTTTGCCGCCGTAGGTCCCGCCCGCGCACATCGTAAAGCCGACCTGCAGGTTGTTCTGCAGACTGTACTCGAACGACTTCAGCGTCGGCCCCAGGGCCTTGCCGCCGACAAACGCCGAGCCGTCCCAGGCCCCGCCCACGTACAGACACGCCTGCGAGACCCGCAGCGGCGTCTCGGTGACCCGGGCAGGGAAGGTTGCCCATGCCGGTTCGGTCGGCACGTAGAGGATCTTGTAGTCGATGTTGGACAGCCCGTCGCCGCCCAGGGCGGCGATAGTAATTACCGCCGGGGTCGCCGCCGATACCGCGGACACGACCGGGAACTCGTACTGGCCGCCGGCTGCCGCCGCCCGGACGACATGGACATTGGCCAGCCGCTCTTCAGCGGTCGCCCCATGCACCGCATTGGCGGCCAGCACGAGGGAGGTGGCATTGTTCAGCGCCGACACCGTCTCTTCGACGATGGTGGAATCAAATTTGCCGGTGTATTTGATCGTCCCGGAGCCCTTGACCCAGTCATCCTCGCTGAACGTAATGCTGACCGTGTCCACGAAACCGGAACAGAAGCGCCGCTTGGCAATGGCATTGCCCAACCGCTGCGCCGCGGTAAAGCTGGGATTGCTCCGGGCCTCGTCCAGGTCCCCGGCGATCGGGGTGATCGTGTGCCGGTAGCCGGCGCCGGCGGCCGCGGTGGCCACGCTGCCCAGGCCAAAGGCCAGGAGGAACGCGGCGTGCTGCGGCTGCAGCTTGCCGAAATTCAGTGTTCCGCCGGCAAGGGAACCCAGGTCATAGATGGTGTCCGGCTCTTCTCGGCCGTTCATCTCGGAGGCGTTGTTCTCCCGCCGCGGCTCCAGGTTGATGTAGTCATCCACCCCGCAGAGCAGGGAGGTGTCCAGGGTCTGGGCGGTGTTGATCGCCGTTTCCTTCGCATTGGCCGATACCGCCAGCAGGTTCAGGTTGGCTCTAGGGTTGTTCATTTCGCGCTCTCCTTGGCGGTCTCACTCGCCGCCGGTACCGCCGGCCTTTTCGGCGCGGCCTTCTTGACTTCGCTGAACCGGTGTTTCTCCTGCGGCGGCACTTCCGCATACTCCACGCCCGGGACGAACTTCCGCCCGGCCATGGGGCCGTCCACGATCTCGATGGCCGGCTGCCCTTTTTTCAGCATGTACATGGTTAATCCTCCCGGATGTAGTTGATGGTGATATCCTTGGTCTGCCAGGCTACGGTATTGCCCGCCTGACCGACGAACAGCTCCGACTCCGGCTCGCGCGCATCGGGCAGGGCCGCCTGCATCCCGGCGATGCCGAGCAGGTTGTTCTTGAGCAAAACCTTGATCGCCTCGGTTGCCGCCAGCACCCCGAGGCTGCCGGTGGACGCATCGCCGACAACCGGGGCCTCGTGGTTTTTCTGCAAGCGGACGAACACCCGGAAGTGCACCGGCATGGTCCGCTCAATAACCCCGCAGGTCAGCTCTTTGTTGATCACGGTCCCGTCCTTGACGGCGATGGCCAACTGCGACTTGACCCCGGCCGGGATAAAGCTCAGGTCCGGGGTGATGAACACGTCCCCGTCCCGGACCTGGGTAAGCCCTGCCTGCAGGGCCGCCTTGATTTTGATGAGCAGGGTCTGCATCAGTAGGTCGTCAGCTTGTTGCTGGAAAATTCGGCATCGGCGGCGGCCACCACCAGGGTGCCGTTGCTGCCGGTGCCTTCCGGATCCCCGGCGCCGAGCTTGAGGGTGCCGGCGGCCACCTTGTTCAGAAAAGCGATGGCGGTCTTGTACCGCTCCAGCCAGTGCGGCGGCGCGCCTGCGTCCCGGCGGACATAGAGCAGCCAGCCGGCGATATCGACGCAGTATTTGCCGAGTATTGCCGGCGGGGTCGCCAGGGGCAGGGGATACCGGCCGCCCAGATAGCCATCGATCTCTATTGACGCCGACTCCAGTACCGTGGCCACCACGTCCTCGTTGACCAGGCCGGTGTCGTCATCGTCGGTCAGTTGGACCAGGGTCGCCTCATCGATCCACTGCCGCAGATCGGCGATCGTCGCATAGCTCATTTACTTACCCTTGCCCTTACCTTTTTTTCGCCTTTGGCCTCCGCTTCCGCCTTGGCTTTGGCTCCCGCTGCCTTGTCAACAGCAACCGCGCTGGCCGCCTTCAGGGCGATCAACCGCCGCCCCTCGGAGTCGCTGACCTCGATGGTCGCGCCCGGCTGATGGACAGCCTTGCCGGTGTCGATCACTCGCCCGGGCAATACAGTTATCTGCATTGCATTCTCCTCATGCCGGGGCGGCGGCTGCCCGCCGCCCCGTATCTCAGGTTGCCGATCAGATGACCGTCGCGTAGACCACGCACAGCGGCCGGAAGAAGACCGGCAGCGGCCGCGACTCCACCTTGACCCACTGGCCGGAGGGGTCTTCCGACTCCCACATCTTGGAGAAGAAGATGTCCGCCTCCTTGCCTTTGCCGACGCCGCCGGGCGCCTTGAGGTCGATGACCGGCGCGAACAGCTCCGCCGCAACGTCCGGCCCGAACCCGACCAGGGCGAACACGCCGGAGGGGATCAGGTCGTGACGAGTGCCCGAGCCATCGAGATACGAGCCGTCGTACTCGTCGATATCGACCCCGGCCAGGTGGGCGACGCGCCCCTCCTTGGCGATCTGGTCGCCCATGGTGTACTTGAGCAGCTCCCGGGCGCTGCCGTTGTTGATCAGCGCATCCATGGCCCCGGTGCCGCAGAACGCCGCAAAGCCGGTGACCGGCCCGGCCTGGCCGATCAGCTTCTTCCAGGCGCGGATGTTCTTGATCGGGTCCGAGGCGGCATCGGTCCACAGGGCCGTGCCGGCGAGCACCGGCTTGTGGGCCGCCGGCAGGTTGTAGTCCACCAGGACCACGCCGTTCTTGTCCACCACCTGGCCTGACAGGGCCTTGACCGCCTGGAACTCGCGGGTCAGGTCAATGGTCTGCTTCATGTCGAACTGCTCGTCGCCGACCCGCTCCTTGAGCAGCTCCGGGGCGACCGCATCGCCGAAGGCGCGCATGTTGTTCAGGTCCGCGGCGGAGATGAATTCCTTTTCCGCGTACCGGGGCGCGCGGCAGGTGATGTTCTTGCGGCCGATGCCGCCGCGCACCGTCGCCTCGGCGGAAACAGAGATGTTCGACAGCAGGTGCTCGCTCGATGTCTTGACATCCCATTCGAAGATGCCGGACAGTTGGCGTTTCTTCCTGGAAAAAACAGTATCCAGGACCTTGGTGGGGGCGGTGCGCATGAGATTGACCGCCATGGTCAACGCGCGGGACGAAAATACTTCAGGCATGATGTCCTCCAATAAGAGAGATGTTGGTCAGTTGCTTGTCAGCCACGGCAGCGGCCTCTTTCTCAGTGCCTTACACCTTAGAGCCTGCCTTCTTAAACGAAGTAGACACCCCGAGTCTCCAAAGCCAGCTTCCCGGCGGCATCGAGCCCGGTCATATTGGCCTCGACATAGACCCCGGCAAAGCCGCAGATCGCCTCGACATCGGCGGCGGCGGCGGCGGCCGCCTCCATGAGCACGGCCACCGGGTTCTCGCTGCCGTCAGCGTTGCCGGCGTCATAGGCCACCAGCTTGCCGGTGGCGGTGATCCGGCCCAGGATGGTGCCCACCACCAGGTCGGCGGCGGTGCCGATGGTTTTCTTGATCAGTACCGGGCCGTAGGTGTCCGAGGCCAGGTACGCCTTCACATCCAGGGTTGTTTCAGTGGTCATTTCGTCTCCTCCATGGCTACGCCCGCGATCTCGCGGGCAGTTTTCTCATCTTCGCTGAACTGCGCGTCCGCTGCCGGCGCGGCCTTGGGCGCCATCTCCTTGAACAGGGGGTGGCTGGCAAACGTGGCCAGGAAACCCTTGAACCACTCCGCCTTGCTCTCTTTTTTCCCCTCGCTGAATTCGAAGGTGGCCGCGTCCCCGTCCAGGGACATCATGAACTCGCCCAGCCCCTGCGCCTTCCAGGCCGGCAGGATCTTGCCGGCGGCGACGCCCTGGTCGATAAAGGCGTCCACCTCCCGGCGCCGGGCCGCCTGCTGCTGCTCGGAAAAGTTCGTCTCCGCGGCGG